ATCCAGTTAGCCCCACCTCTCAATGTAGATTTGTGGATTTGTGCTGACAATTGGTTAATTGCTGTGATCAAAGTTTGATTCCAATCTTTTTGAGTATAAGTAATGTTACCACTAATTCTTCTCCATCCGTTGTAATCCCATCTTAGGTTCCAAGCGGCACCTTTTCTAAGGTCTCTCAAGATTTCTCTATCAATTTCCGCAGCCACTTGCTCAGACAATAAAGCTGTTAATTCAGCCTCAGCGTCGATGTTATGGAATGCAGAAACGTCTTGTGCTAATTCAGGTGACCATTGCGCTCTTAGTTTTCTTTCTGTAACTGATACAGTAACTGACTCAAGGTCAAAAGAAACTTCACCAATTTTATCTTCGAATTCTAAGTTAGCGTATCTTCTATAAACAGCAGTGAATGAAGTACCTGAAGTTAATTGTGTAAGTGTTGCTCCAGTATAACCATCTAAAGAAGATGCGTTACAATCTGCACATACAGGACAAGAAAGATCAACTTCTAAAATGATACAACCTTCGTTGTTACATACTGTATTATAAGAACCACCATTACCATTAGGGAAAGTTGTGTCAACTGTTCCGTAATTAGGGTTTACAATTCCTTTACCATATTGTTGAGTTACAACTCTGAAAAGTAAAGGTGTTGCAGATGGAACAGAACATGCAGATGAACCACCAACAGTTAAACCAGCACCTTTAATTAGTTTCAAATCAGAAAGGAAAGTTTCTGTGTCAATTTCAGAACCATCAGGACCAACTAATTTACCAGCATCTGATTGATAAAAATTACAAAGTTTAACTAAAACTTTTCTTACTCCAGTTGCCGCGGTATAAGTTGAACTATTATTTGATGTGATAAGCGATCCGCTAGACCATTCAACAACAGTTGTAGTTGCGGTAACCGCAGTCCAAGTACCTTTTGAATAATCAAATAATCCTGGAGGGTTCAATCCTGCTTCAGCACCTTCATAAAATAAATCATAAAGATTTTTAGCGTAAGCGTTAGCTCCATCATAACCAGTACCTTCACTAGCACTGTAACTAGAAGACCCGATAGGTGCGTAGTGTGATCCACCGTCTGCAGTTCCACCGTTATAACCTTGAATTTTAGGTACAAAGTAGAATAATTTACCGATTGGTAAGTTCATTGCTTGTACAGATACTAAATCATTAGCTAACAATTTAGAGAATACTCTTCTAACGATAGGAAATACCACGGTTTCGAATGAACCTGAACTATCAGTTGAAGCAGCTTCGTTAATTAGGTGAGATGCTTGGTTTTCATATAATTGCGCCATGTTCTCTTTAATGTGTCCTTTTAGACCGTCTAGGAATCCTAATCTATCCCATTTGTTAATTGTATCTTCTTTGATAACTTTTAAGTGCTTAAGACCGATGTTACCAACAAGACCTGATTCTAATAATGCTCCCATTTTTTTATTTTTAATTAGAGTTTATTTTTTTATTATTTTGTATATAAATATACAGGTTTTTAAAAAAGTTTATTTTTATTTAATTTTTGTCATCAAATCCTTCATTCTCAAGAATTGTGGATTTTCATACGTTTTACTTTCGATTAGATTAGTTGCGGAACCTGTTTGTGGTGTTTTAGAAACAGTTCTTTGTACCGATTCTTTAATTGATTCTTTAACCACATTAGTTGATCCTTCTCCATCTAATTCGTTTTTAATTGTTTTGTAAAGATTTTTAGATTCTTTTAAAGTTTCTACATTATCAAATCTTCTAAGAATATTGATCTTTTCTTGTTTAGTTGTTGTGTGTTCAGTAAATAATCTTGTAGAGTAAGCCAAATTAGAGTTAAATACAGCAACTTCATTTAATTTATTTCTAAAGAAATCTAAAGCTTTTTTGTACTCTTCATTTTTTTCTTTCAAAAGATTCATTTCTTTTTGAACAGACTCAACTCTGATATGTCTTGGTGCGGTTCTTGGTTTTGGTAATCCATTTCTTCCCCAATATTTTCCATTACCTAAAGTTCTTGACGCTTCTTTAGTTTCAGTAGAATCATCTTCATCATGTTTTACTAATTCATCGTCTTCTTCTTCGTTCCATTCAGACTCTAATTCTTCATCTGACATTTCGGTAACTCCTTTTTTAAGTTTAGATGGGTATTGGCTTTTCTTAAAGTTTCCACCTTTACCGTATCTTTTTGGACCTTCTTTAACCTCATCCTCAAAACCACCTTCCATATTTGGTTTTTTACTGTATTTGAAAGACTCTTCTAAATCTAGTTCATAAACGACTTCATCTTTTTTGTGACCCATTTCTTCTAATTCATTATCATAGATAAAGCCACCATATTCACCGTCATCCTCACTCTCATCGTCATCTTCTTCGTCTTCTTCTGATTCATACATAGATTCATCAAATTCAGAATAAAAATCTTTTTTAGAATGGTGACCACTTTCTTCGTCATCTCTGAAACTTAGTTCATAAAGAACTCCTTCATTTGTTTCGACTTTCATTTGTGTTTCTGTGTTATCAATACCATCCATAGATATGATATACTCAGAATCTTTGTTAGTGTCAGTTAGATGAATATTACCTCCATCATCTTTTTTAACAATAATTCCATCTTCATCTCCCATCGCTTTGAAAACTTTCAAAACATCGGACATAGGTGAGTTAGTCATATCCACTGGCGGTAAAGCCATTTGATTATCATCCTCAACATCAAATTCTGTTTCGGAATCAATTTCGAAATCTTCCTCATCGTCTTCTTCTTCATCTTCAACATCAACTTCAACTTCGTCTTCAACTTCTTCTTCGTCTTCAACATCAGTACTTAGTTCATCTTGTTCTCTGAGTGATTTCTTTTTATTGTAACCATTTAATGATTCTTTTACTAATTCACTGATTTCTTCCTTCATAGTAGAAGCAAGTATTCCTTTTGCATTTTCACTGATAGCGTCCTCAACCGCTTTAATTTGTAATAAAGTGTTTTCCACTATCGATTTTTCATTTCCTGTCATTTCTAAAAAGCAATGCGTTATAGGTTTATTTTATAAATAAATATGCAGTTAATACAAAAAAATTATTTTTATTGTGATTTTACGAATAATATAAAATAAAAAAGGGGATCAATAAGACCCCCTTGAACTCAAATTAATTAAAAAAGTTACTCAATTACTTCATCAATTTTACTTTCAACAATTGCCGTAATTCTCCAATCCATCGTGTAAGTTTCATACGCCTTTGTGACTTTCGCCTCTACGTCAGTTGGTGAAAATGCTTTAACTAATTTTTCTTCTTTAATTTTTTTTACTTTTCCTGTGTTTTCATCTACCATGTCTGTGGTAACTCTTGCAACAAAATACTTTTCATCCATAACTTAATTTTTATTTATCCAAATAATCGGATAATCTTTTCATTAAGTCAACAGATTTAGTTAAAGGATTTGATTCTATTTCTTGATGCTCTGTTAAATTTTCTTCGTATTTAGGTCTATCATCTTTATTCAAATAAAGATACGCTCCTGGTGTTGATGGTGAAGAAACTAAATCAAAGCAAATTAATTCAAAATCTTCCTGCACTTCATTTTGCTCTCCTTTTTTTACTAATGATCCAACCCCTCTTGAGGATACCCCCATCGTAACACCTTGTCTCATCATGTTTGCAGCAACATCCCCTTTAGATGAAATAATACCTCTTTCATGAAAACCAGGTGATGTTAACAATTTAATTTTACCCATTAAAACATTATCTTCCCACCAAACATCAGTAATAAGGTGTGCCACTCTATCTAAATCTATAAGTGATGATTCTGGGTGATTAAGCTCAGAAATGGACATACCACGATTAATCATCTCCTTATATTTTTCCGCTTCTCTTTTTAAAATTTTTTCAGGATATATTCTACCATTTCTATTTGGTACTCCGTATTTTTGCAAAGTCGCATAAAATACAAATGGTTTTGAGTGATCTAGTTGTCCGTATGACTCTTTAATTACTTGACTATTTCTATATTCATTCGGGTTTATAATACCCGCATCCCACTCAACTAAAATTCCTTTACCTGTATCATTTGGTCCTAATATTTTCATAACGTTTTTATGATAAATATTATGTAAATTGAGTTTCTTTAATTTTAGTTTTACTTAATGTAAAATACTTAGATTTTTTTAACTCATCAAAATATACTGATGTTATTATTTTTTTTACTTTTGACCTTAGAATTAAAGACTTAAAATTTAAATTTTTATCGTGAACATAAAGGGTTATCTCTAAGTTTAAAAAACTTTTTTTATTTTTTTGGATTCCACTTGTTCTAAGATCTAAATCAACTATTTGTTTTCTTTCGAAAGTCATGACATCAACCACTTCAATCAAATTATGTAAAATTTGTCGTTTTATTAACCCCGTAATTTTGTTCCAATTTTCTTCATCACTTATTGGTTCTACCCATGTTTGTAAAATTATATATATTGATTTTAATTCCTTAGAATCAACTGTTCCGTAATAACATTTTGCATCATCAAAAATATTTAATTTTGACGTTTTTCCTTTTTTCATTTCTCATAACTTTCAAGTTTATTTTTTATAATAATAATAAAATAATAATGTTTGTCAAAAATTGAAAAATTTACTACTATTTATATTATAAAACAAAAAAAATTATGATTATAGTACAAGTTAAAAACGAAAAATCTATTGAGCAGGCATTAAAAACCTATAAGTTTAAGATTTATAAAACAAAACAAATTCAAAAACTACAAGAAAGGCAAGAATATAAAAAACCCTCCGTAAAACGAAGGGCTCAAATTAAAAAGGCTCAATACA